ACTGCGTCCTGCACTCGTGCTCCAAGAGATTGCACACATACTCAAAGCATATAGGGTCACGATACTGGATAGCGATCAGTACATGGGCGACGCGCTGCGTGACTTGGCTAACCAAGTCGGGCTCGTGCTCGTGCCTCACGCGTGGACCTCGACGGAGCGCACCAAACGATACCTGACGCTCCGCACCATGTTCGAGATCGGCGACGTGGAGCTTCCGCCTGACTCGTTCGTCCGCCAAGACCTCCAACGGGTCATCCGCCGGTACACGCAATCGGGCATCAGCATCGACCTCGCCAAGTCTGGCGATGGTCGCCACGCCGACTATGCCCCGGCTATCTGCATGGCTTTGACAAGGTGGCACGAGCTGGAAGAAAGCCCGCAGCAGAACGAGTTCGAGGACGGATACCAGGGGCTAAGCAAAGAAGAGAAGGAAATATGGAACCCATTAGAAAAGAAGATACGCAAGAAAAATGAACGCGAATCCAAGTATCTACGCTTCCGCTCTTGAAGTAGGTCGCTGGTTATGGATACTTGGCGCATATGGCGAGTATTTCCGACACGACTGAAGCATGGTGGCTTCTCTATCAGCAAGATGAGAACCCCGGAGGCGCAGTCATCGGTGCGGTCAATGACATCCGAAACGAGTCATCGTACCGCCGCCAGATGTGGCAGCGAGCCGCCCAGGTATACGGCACCGACCTGAAGATGTTCGGGATGCCGACTAAGAATATCTGGGATGAGCGCGTCAATTTTAACGTCGCACGCAACGCTATCCACACGATGCAAGCGAAGCTGTGCCGGCAGATGCCGCTCCCAAGCGCGCAGACTGTCGGTGCAGACTTCCTTCGTCGCTTCCGTGCTCAGCAGCTCGACAAGTTTATGGCCGGCACGTTCGCTGCCAATAGCTACGCCAAGATTTATCCGCAGCTCATCCTAGACGTGCTCGTCTTCGGCACGGCTGCGGTGAAGGTCTACATCCAGGACGGCCAGCCGGTCATCGAGCGCGTTCCTATCTTTGACCTGCTCATCAGCGAAGTTGAGTCTCGCTACGGCACGCCACGATGCTTCTACCATCGTTGCTACATGGACCGGAGCGTTGTGCTGGAGATGTTTGGCCGCGAGGATGACAGCGACGACGAGTCGCTCTATGGCACCCTCGAAGAGCGCCGTGCGTCTATTCTCGCCGCTCCGCGCCCACAAGACGACGACTCGGTCTACCTGAACACGACTCGACACTCGGACCAGATTCTCGTCTACGAGGCCACGCACCTTGCGTCAGGCCCAGACGCGGACGATGGCCTTCGAGTCGTATCCGTGAACGGCGGCATGAACTCAGGCACGCTTCAGGCGTTGCCGTGGACGCGCCACAAGAACGCGGGACTTGCCTTCCTTAAACTTAACGCTACGCTTTCTGGCGTGTTCGGGCCTTCTATGGCCTTGGAGCTTGCGTCGGCTCAAGACGAGTACGACCGGCTCAGCGAGAAGATTCAGCTCGCGCATAACCTGATGGGCGGAAGCCACATCCTGGTTCAAGCCGGCACGCTCGGCAAGACGCACATCGACAACGACATCGGGACGTTCATCGAATACTCAGGCTCTGAGCCGAGGACGTTTAACCCGCAGCCGGTTCACCCGGACACGTACGCCTACAAGGACATGATCGCAACCAACATGCTGAAGTACCTCGGTATTTCAGAGATGGCTGCACAGTCCACGCTTCCTGCTGGCTTGCGCCAAGCTTCGGGGCGAGCCCTCACCGTCTATGACGACATGGAAGATGCGCGATTCCGCGTAGCCCATGAGTCCGTTCAGCAGTTCCACGTAGACATCGGCTGGCTCATCGTGGATGCGTGCGAAGAGGCTTCTGAAGCTGGGCAGCAAGTGGAGATTCTGGCTCCAGGCCAAGGGTCGCTTGAGCGTATCAACTGGTCTGACATCCAGATGGACCGCAAAGAGTACGCCCTCCGATGCGAGCCAATCTCCGCACTTTCTCAGACAAAAGCGGCACTCTTCGCTGAGGTGCTAGAGCTGGTAGACCGCAAGATTATCACCGACCGTGGCGTCGTTGCGCGGATGCTCAGCCTCCCGGACGTGGAAGAAGAGCGCGGCCTTGAGACCGCAGACATCGACATGGTCGATAAGACTGTCTCGCTCATCCTGCGCGGCAAGGATTACCCGGACCCTGACCGCCGCATGAACCTGCCGCTGGCCTACGACCGGACCCGCAAGCACTACCTCAAGGCTCGCATTGACGGAATCCCTGACGAAAAGGTCCAGGCCCTCGACGAGTACTTGACCAAGATTGAGCAGTTGCTGACGGCAGCGCAGGCAGAGCAGCAGGCGCAAGCCGAAGCCGCCCAGCCGCCGCCACAAGAAGCACCGCAGGGGGCTCCTCCTGCTGCATCACCGGAGGAAACCGCAAATGGATGAACTAACAAGCAAGCTCATTGCTGCCGCTGACGTGGCTCTTAAAGAGTCCGCGTCGAACAATGGCGACGATGGCGACGACTCTCCTTCAGAAGTCACAGAGACCGCCTCTGCGAGCCCGGACGAGCCATCGTCCACGAGCAGCGCCGATGACGACGACGACAGTGTCGAAGCCGAAGCCGGCGCAGAAGCCAGCGACGAAGACGCGCCCGCACCGGCAGACCTCGTCGATGAAATTCTTGCCGTGCGCTCAAGCGCAGAGCGCAAGGTTCGCAAGGCCGAACATCGCGTGGCAGCTCTTGAAGCTCAGCTTGAGAAAGCTGGACAGGCTATCGAGCAATCGAAGCAGCAGATGGTCAACGAGCTTTTCAAGAAGCTTCGTCGCGCTCCAGCAAAGACGTTCCAGGAATACGGGTTCAGCTTCCAAGACCTCATCGACGCGGGCATCCGCGAGGGGAACGGGGAAGACTCCCGGTTCGCCGATGGGTTTGACGAGCTGAAGCAAGAGATTCAGTTCCTCAAGAAAGAGCGCGAAGAGTCCTTGCGTCAGCAGGAGACGCAAACGCAGCGCGTTCAGATGCAGCAAGCTCGAACGGAGTTCTTGTCGCAAGTCGATAAGTCGAAGTTCCCGACGCTTTACTCAATGTTTTATGACGACCGAGACGCGCTGTGGCGCGAGGCAATCAGCGTGGCTCAGACGCACGAGCGTCAGCACGGGGTTCCTCCAGAAGACTCCAAGGTAATCAAATACCTTGAGGAAAAGTACAAGGCGCGCGTCGCGCGTCTTGGTGGTGGGACGGCGGAGCCAACAACGGCAAAAAAGCCAGTGGCGAAGTCGCTCAGCACGAAGGCTTCCAGCGAGACGCGGACGTCTGGCAAGCCTTTTGGGCAGCTCTCTGCTGAAGAACAGAGAGAGGTTCTTCTCGCCGCAGCGAAAAAGGCTCGTCAGCCCTCCGCATCTAACTGAAAGAAGGTAATCTCAAAATGGCATACTCAAATCCAACGTACGGCGCAGTTCAAGCTATCCTCAAAACCAAGTACCCTGACGGAGCAATTCCTCAGTCGATGTACAAGGACTTCCCGTTCTTGTCGCTCGTCAAGAAGACGACGAACTTCGACGGCGACTTCCGCGTCGTGGCGCTCCAGAACGAGCGTCCGCAGGGTTCGTCCTCGGACTTTGCTACGGCTCAAGGCGTTTCGCAGTACGGACTTCAGGGCGGCGGTGGCTCCTACAAGCGTTTCCAGGTCTACCGCACCCGCCACTACGGCATCCTCCGTATGGACGGCGAAACGATGAAAGCTGCCGTTCGTTCGGCTGGCGCGCTCGTTGACCTTTGGAGCCAAGAGACGGACGGCATCTCGAAGAACGAGATGGCGGACCTTGAGTTCCAGCTCTTCGGCGATGGTACGGGTGTTCGTGGTTCGGTTGCGACCGGCGGCTACACATCTGGCGTCATCACCCTCGCGACCACGGCCAACGCGGTTTACTTTAACCTCGGGATGCGCGTTCAGATTTACTCGACGGCTGGCGCTGAGCGCACTGTCACAAGCAACAACCTGTTTGTTCAGTCCATCGACCGCAAAGCCGGAACCGTGACCATTGTTGCGGTCCCGACCGCTGGTGGAACGGCAGTCAGCAACCCGACGTTCTCCGTTGGAAACGGCCCACCTGTCGCGACGGACGTGATTGCTCGCGCTGGGGACTTCCAGCTCGCGAGTGCTGTTGGCGGCTCTGCGGCAGCTACGGCTGGCGCTGCGAGCGGCGTTGTTTGCGGCGTTCAGGCGTGGGTTCCTCTCACGGTCACGTCGAGCACGTATTGGGGCCTTGACCGCACGAACGACCCTGTTCGTCTTGCGGGCCAGCACCTCAACGCAGCGGGTCTCCCGCTCAACGAAGCTCTCATGGAAGCCGAAGGCCAAGTCGCTATTCAGGGCGTTGGGCACCCGGACCATATCTTCGTGAACCCCCTCGACCTCCAGAACCTCAAGAAGGCTCTTGGCGTTGACATCCGCTACGACCGCGTCCAGAGCAACGTCGCTGGCGTGTCGTTCAAGGCTGTCGAGTACGACGGAATGCAAGGCCCGATCAAGATCATCTCGGCCCCTTTTTGCCCACGCAACAAGGCCATGATGCTCAATCTTGCCAGCTGGGAACTCGCGACCCTCGGCCCAGCACCGCAGATGCTCGATTGGGATAACAACGACTACCTGCGCGTGTCGAGCAACGACCAGTACGAAGTCCGCTTCGGTCACTACGGCCAGTTCATCTGCAACAACCCTGGCGCGAACATCGTCATCGACGGCTTCGGCCTCTGAGCCACAGGCTAAGAAAGGAGCCTAACTCATGGCACTGAACCGAAACCTTTATCCTAACACGGCTACGAACATCGTAAAGCACGGGCGGATGGTCCAGCGTTGGCTGGTCAACACAGCGGGCACGGCTGTTAACGTGGCGACCGATGAATACGGTCTTGCGAACAACGCAACGGTGGGGCGCGGCCTCAACATGACCGCATTCTCGACTGGCCGTTTTACGGTCAGCCTTGATGCGGGCAATTCTGTTGCGGACATCTTGAAGGCTGATG